TGAGAGCGGGAGAAAATTTTATTTATCCTCTTTTGAACCTATCTGCATATCAGCAGCCTCTTCCGTTTTGGATTTTATGTTTTTCGCCAGTTTCAAAAGGAAAGGCGGCAGAGGTGCACCGATGTCCTTGACGTTCTCCAGAATAGAAATGATCTCGTTGGCGATGAGCCATACAGCCGCCACAGAGGCAACAAGAAAATGAAACGGTATCGTTACCCCTATATTCGCAGCGGCAAAAGATAACAGCCAGTCCAGTATAGCGCCTACCGCAACCAACAGCCACATACATATTTTCTTAGCGATACCACGAATTGATTTGTACGAGCATACAGTCTCCTGACGATACTTTGCGGCACACAGCCCCGTGCCATAGTCAATGATGTTGCACAGTATCAGCACGATCATTGGCACATAAAGCAGTCCGAGCCAGCTTGACAGCGCTGCGCCAATGGCTATAAACCATCTTTTAATATTATCCATGATGATCTCCTTTCTTATTCCAGTCCTTTGTCCGATATCCAGCCGCCAAGAGCAGGCACATACGACCAGCCCGTGGCGACACTAAGCACCTGTCCGCCATTGACCTGGGCTATCACAGCGGCATCGGCAGAGGGCAGCTTCCTGACATTCCAGCAGCCCTTTTTTACTGTTTTGGAAGCAACGCCGATGGCGGTAGTCGTACCGGGCTTTGTGGCGGTTGTGCTGTCAATGGTGATCGTGGGAGCCTTGTCCAGATATGTAAGGTAAGGGCATTTGCCCCACCACTTCCAGGGTCTGAGTGCGAGCTTTGTCTTAACAACGCCGTATTCATGCCCCCTCGCTTCAATGACCTCGCCATTGCCGATGTACACGCCTACGTGACCCGACATAAAGACCAGTACACCGGGTGTGTCAGGCATGGTTGCGATAGCACCACGTTCCCTGCAATTTGCCCGCATCATATTTGCGGACACGTCCTGAGCACTGTTGTATTTGGGTGTCGAGGTAGGTGTCTTGCTCCAGAGGTAGCCCTTGATGAGCCCTACACAATCATGGACCCTTTTGCCGTACTGGGAAGAGAAGTTGTTGTAAGCAGTCCCTTCCCATTTATAGAACTTAGGCCACTGTTTCTTCTTGGAAGTGTACAGGGCTTCCGTTCCGATCTGACCGAATGTGCCATACCAGTAGGGAAGACCCAACTGAGCTTTGGCATATTCGACAAGTCCGTAATTTGTTTTTGCAGCCATTTTCATTCCTCCTTATACTTTGAGCGCATAATTACCAATTATGCCTATATATGTATCTTCATTGATAGTGAATACGCTGCCTCTGGAGGGGCTCTGTATTCCACCATCAAGCGACACGATGTGATTTGTTATCACGCCCGAAGCGGCGAATGTAAAAGGTTTAACGCAATACGAAGCGAAATATCCCATAGCTTCTTTTCCATAATACTGAGAGCTGCCGCTTTTAGTGCCGTTTCCGGTGAACCAAATCAAGTCCGAACCACTGGTATCTACCTCGATGCCAATCTCGGTACCGTCAAACAGGTGCCCCATATAAATGCCCATCATCCACGGAGTGGTTCCGCCTCCGACGCTGACCCCATCAGTATCAGATGCGATATACAGAAACGGGTCATTAGTAAGCGAGATTGCACCTGTTGACCAAGCTGGAGATGCGTTGCCAGTTTTAGTCGAATAAGTGATATTAGAACCCGACACTTCGATTGCGATCGGCTTGCCGTTGATGTTTTCGGCAAGGGGTGTAAGCATACAGCCCTTTTCGGTATAAGATATGCTTGTGACCGTCGTGAGCAAGTCTTCTGCCGAGTGGAGCCAGCCCAGAATTTTAGTAATATAATTTGCCTCCGTGCGCTCCTCTTTGCTCATGCCCAATGTGGGCTGATATCTGTAGAGTTTTCCCATTTTGATTCTCTCCTTCCATTAGAACTTAAAGCAATGGGATAAAAACATCTTCAATAGAATGGACCCACTCCTTGATAACCGCCGCATAGCCTGCCTTTGTCCTGTCTGCCGCTGCCATGCCCTTAGTGGGCTGATACATTTTTAACTCTCCCATTACCCAACCACCTCCGTGTCGGCTTCTTCAATCAATTCTCCCACCGCATAAATCGGCAAATCCTGACCATACAACGTTAATCCGCCTGTTTTCAATCCGCCATCACCCCCTTTCTGCGCTACCTTAAAACGGTTGCCACCGTCATACTGACCCATAATAGTAACAGCTCCGCTGCCGTTGAGGTACAGTGTGCCGTCGCCGAAAATATCACCGCAATTTGCGATGACAACGCTGCCGTCTTTTGGCACCGCAACAACACCGTCAGCGCCTGCCGTGCAATCCGCATTCACCGTGGAAATGTACACAGGGGCACTGCTATCGTTTCTTACCGCAAAGTATGGATATCTGCGGTCAAATGTTACTGTTGTCACGCCGTCAAGCGTGACAGTTGCTTCTCTTGTACTGATAGACATAAATCAATTCCTCCTTTAGGTCGTTTGCGTACGCAGATATTCCTTATAAATATCGTTGATAATTTGGTCCATTTGATTAGCCAGAGCATTGCCTGTAAATCGTGTGTAATAAAAATTGTTGGCATCTAAATTACACCCGATATACGTTGACCCCGTACCCGTGTAATCGCCTGTAATTTCACCATTTACATTATAGGTCACTTGGCGATAGCTATATGGATATCGTAAATCACAACCATACGCTGTTGGTTGTAAATTCTTACTTATTGCAATTTCGCTTGCATCTCCCCATTCGTATGTATATACATTTGATACATACACGTTATTTGTGCTGCTATCCCATACCCGATTGGTTGTTTTTGTCTGCGCAGTATATATATAGTTTAAATACAGCAGGGTATTTCCCCGATAAATTCCGGTGCAAAAATCCTTTAGCTCTGATTCATAGCTTGCGAACACAGGAGCATCTTCTGCGGGGGCGTTGCCTGCAAACTGATATTGCTGATACCTATTGTAATATGTGCCATCCGGCATAATACATAGTTTGGCGGAATAGTCTCCGAAAAGCGGTATTGTAGTGATCGGCGTCTGCTGCTCAAACAAATCACACATATCCAGCTTGTTGACCTTGCCGCCACCTCCGCCCCCACCTGCCAGCGACTGTAAAATAAGCCCACCGTCTAAAATCATCCGCCCGCCTCCTTATACACCCTCGTCCAGTGCGCATTCTTGCGTTTCCCGCCGTCAATATCATACGTCACCGTGATAGTGTACGGTCCATATTCATATATCGCTTTGCCCGATGTTTCCCCGTCAATGCGTTCAAAGGACAGACAAGGGTATTTACAGTATATATCCCCACCGCTGCGGAAAAGCCCATCGCCCAGAGACTTAACAGCATACTTAGCCTTAGCCACTGTTTACCGTCTCCTCTCCGTCGATCAGTACAACACCCTGATACTTGGTAAATACCATTGCACCGCTGACACCGAGCTTTAGGCGTGCATCAAGGTCACGCAGATTTCTGCCTCTCACTCCGATCTCCGAGCCTGACGGCTCAGGGTTTGATACCTCGGCAAAAATGCCGGCAGATGATATATCCGCCGTAAGAGATCCGGCACGGTATGTTCCGCTCCCCCGGAAGATGATGCGCCCGCCTGTGGGCGGTATCGCCGATAGCCTACACCGCTGACAGCTGTATGCTGTGTGGGTGTAGGTCTCTGCCCTGGAAAATATCTCACTGCACCCTGCCTGGCTTGCAATGTCGGATTCAATGTTTATGCTGTCATATTTTCGGCTCGCATCACCCGCAACATAGATGTTGCCGCTGCCGTCCACACACTTGACGCCCGTTGCCGTAAACTCGGTGCCGAGGTCAAGAGCAGTGTGCTTGTCGCTCGGGATATCCCCCGAGGTGCTTCCGTAGGGCAAAAACTGCAGGTTTTCCTCATCGGTTATGTACCAGATCCCGCACGCCGCTGTCGATATCTCGGTCAGGATATCAGCACACGTCACTCCGCTGAGCTTGCTCTTGGGGTACGTCTGCAGCCATAACGGTATCCCTCCGAAGCCTATAAGTCCGCCTACCGTGTTGACGATAAGCTGCATTACCGACCCTATCGGCACGTCCTCTTCCACGGAGCTGTCAAGGGACGAATAAGGAAACTCCTCGTCCGTAAACGCCATGCGGTCAAGGCACGTCACCGTAACTATACCGTCAGACTGTGTCCTGCTGTCAATATAATACTTAGGCAGCCCCGAAACGCCCGTAAGCACCACCTCCGCCGCCCTGTACGCATTAAACGGGGCAGGTGTGGCAAATGTCAGCTGAGATGTGCATATCCCCGACGTTCCCAGCCCGTCAACAGCCTTAGTCACCGTCACACTTCCGAATTTCTCCACATTTCCGCCTGCTGCTGTAATTACCAGGCTAAAGACCGTCGCTGAGCTTAGTCAGCGATGTCGCAGTGGCTGTAAAACTCACTGTGTACCATTTCCCGAGGCTGTTTGCCGAAATAAGCTCCGCCCCCACCCCGCTTATTTTCACCTGCCCCGAGTAATCGGGACAGGTGAGCTGTATAATTCGGGGCTGTAAAAGCTTGAGCAATGCCTCTTTGTCCGCCTCGCAGAGCTTTCCGACCTTAAAGGCGGCCGAGAAACGTGTGCCCTTGTATTCGGTAAACGTGGAAAAATCGTAATTTTCAAAATTTTCCTTTTCCTCGTTTTCCCAAGACGGCGTGTATCCGTTAAGCAGGTCCCACTTGGTCGTCCCCAGTGTGATCTGATATCCGCCGTTAAAATCCTTTGACATTACTCCTGCACCTCCTATCTTTATCTTGCATCAGCCAGCCTGCCCTTGCGGATAAGCTCGTCAAGCGTACACTTGATAGCCTGCTTGCCGGCTACATTTATTGTGATCTGCATATTACCGCTGTACAGATTTGTACCGCCGGAAGACACCGCCGCTGTCCCGGCTGCCTGCGCCCCTTGACTGCCTGCCGCACCCGAAGATGCGGCTAC